CCATTTCCATATGTGGTGTGGTCTTTGGTAGGTGGTGAGCCAAGTCATAATTTGGATTGTCCACCTCAGATTGATCATTTAACTTATCAGCTGGTTGTGTATGACACTCAAGCAACTAGAGCCTCAAATATTCGAAAACAAATCAGTGCTGTCTTAGATCCACTTTGCACAATCACAAACTTACATCCAAATCATATTGAACGGATTGGCGATTTAAATATTTTCGGCCGTGGCTTTGATGCGAATTGGTGGTTTGATCGCTAAATCACCCAACAAACCTGAACACCATATAAATAATCCTGTCCTTAGAGGCAGGTTTTTTTATGTCCAAATTTCTCACCACAATTTTTGACGCTTGGGTGGGGAAAATTATCAATTAAGCGTCAGGAGATAAATATGTCAAATATCATGACTACTCAAGAAATCGTTATTGTCGAAAAAGATAAAGCTTTAACCACTTCTTTGCACATTGCTGATGGTTCCAAGGCGAATCATAAGGCTGTGATGCAATTGATTAAAACCCATATTCATTACTTTAATAAATTTGGAAGGGTGCCATTTGAAATGCGACCCTTTGAGACTGAAGGTGGTATTCAGTCTAGACGAATTGCTATTCTAAATGAGCAACATGCAACATTTTTGATGACGTTAATGCGCAATACAGAAAGGGTTGTAGATTTTAAGTGTGCGTTGGTTCAAGCCTTTTTTGAAACAAAAGAATATCTGAATTCTCAGCATCAAACACATGCAAACATACACAATAAATTGCATCTGCAATTAGATTTAGAGAAAGCAGATGCAAGTTTAGCTGGACATATTTTAGGAAGTTATCGAAAGAAACGCGACACATTAGTAGGTGCAATCAGAGAAGTAGAACGTTTGATGCAACCATGCTTATTTGAATGAATAGTTTTACAAACCAACTACCACCTACGGGTGGTTTTTTATGCCTAAAATTGAGGAGATCTACTCATGGCGAAGAAAGGCGTTTTATCTAATGGTACCGATGTGTGGATTGTCCACGGCACAGTACCAGTATTAACAAAAATGGGTTGTATCAAAGCCTTAGTGCTTGGGGATGACAGTGCGACAGAAGTAGATACAACCTGTCTACAAGAAACAAGTACCAAAACTTCTGAATACGGCCTAAGCACACCGGGTGAAGGTTCAATTCAAATTGATACAGATCCTAAAAACTTATCACACATGACATTACTTCAATTAGCTGCAGAAAAAGCCGAGTTAAAGTTTATGTCGGCTGGTCAGATGGTATTGCTGAACCTACATTGGTGACAGGCGAAATTGAATTGCCTGAAACTCGCACATGGTCGCATTTTACTGCAATCTTACGCAAAGGTTCGCCAGTGTTCGCTGTAGATGCAATGGTCAATCATACAATCCCTATGAAACGCCAAACAGAAGTAACTGAAGAATTCAAGGTGACTCCATAATGGCTAAACTCACATTAAAGGCTGCTCAAAAGGCCATTGGTATTGGCACATTCGTTGAAAAAACAATTAAGTTTCGTGATGCTGAAGGCAAAGAGTTCTCAGGTGAAATCCTTGTTAAAATTCTTTCCCATGATGAAGTTGTGGCGGCAACCGATGTATGGGGCGTGAAAAACAGTGGTGAATTAACTGTTGATCAGTATCGCAAAGCTTTACTTCATCAAGTCGTGTATGAGGATGAAAAAACTCAATTCTTCCCTAAAATTGGCGATACTGGATCAGTTTCAACTGAAGTAATTGGTGCTATGTATGATGCTGCTGATGAGGTTGTGAATTTTTCGGGAAAGAACTGGATCTCGAACCAGACAGCGAGTTCTGGTGCGAACTCGTCATCAACGGAATCGGCGGAAGAACAATAGCTGAAGCCAAAGCCAATATTTCAAATCCTGAGTTGATGTTATGGAGATCCTACCGAAAGAAGTATGGATCTCTTTTTTTTGGTCGCAGATTAGAGCAATCTTTTGGCAACTGGATGGCGCATTACTCAAGATTCAAAGTGAAAGAAGGCACAGATATTGATGCATTTGATTTCATGCCACATGAAGAAGCGCCAGCAACAAGTTTTGAGCAAGAACGTATGAAAGCCATTGAGAAGAAATCTGCTTAAACGAACCTTTAAATAGCAAAAAGCCAAGAATTGCAGTTCTTGGCTTTTTTGTTTCCATTTGAACGACTAAGAACAAAAGGATAAATAAATTAATGTCCAATAAAGATAACCGATTCACGTTTAAATTTCTAGGAGTATTTACCGTGGAAATTGTAAAAGTTACACCTAAAGAAGTTCGGAAAACCCTATGGCAGGTTGCATTTATTTTTTTTGTAGCGATCTTGCTTATCCGTTTGCCTGCCTATATTGATTCGGTTCGCTGGTGGTAAATTATGCTCACGAAAATCACAGTTACTGGTGAAATGAGTCAAAAAGCTGCCGATAAAGTAAAAACCATCAATTCTATTGCAAATTTGATACTTAAATTAGGAATAGCTAGTTCAGCTCTAATAGTCTCATTTGCATATTTTTACTCTCAAGTTTTGAAATAAACCGACCTACAAATAGTCGGTTTTTTATTGTCCGTATTGCGTTTTCATACACTTTTAAGCAAATGAAAATAATGCATGAATTTCAGGTCTTTCTTGCTGGCTTGCTAACCATAATTCATGTTGAGTTTGCAAGTTTAGCCAAAACTCTGGTGTGGTTTCCAGAGCGATAGATAGGCGTATTGCCATGTCCGCAGAAATACCAGTGTGACCATTCAAAATACGAGATAAATTTGCTCTTGTAGTCCCTAGTGCTTTAGCGGCATCAGTCACAGAGATTTCATCTAGGTATTCTTTTAATAGCTCACCCGGATGTGGGGCGTTATACATAATGCTCATAGTAAGTACCTCTCAGTGGTAATCCAAATAATTAACTACATAAGCATTACCATCTTCAAACTTAAAGATGACACGCCAGTTTCCATTTACAGTTAGCGACCAATGATTAGCAAGGTTTCCGCTGAGTTGATGAAGTCTCCAGTTTGGTGGTGTTCTTAAATCAAGAACATTGGAGGCAGAATGTATTGCTGCAAGCTGTAATCTAAGTTTATTTGCGTGAGCAGACTGAATGCCACTTGTTGTACCCGCTTCAAAGAATTTTTCAAGACCTTTGTGGGCAAAACTTTTGATCATTGAGGTTGCTCTTGTGTTGTGTGTATATACACTATACGTCTAATTTAGAGCTTAATCAAATCTTACCGCCGAAAGGCGGTTTTATACCCAAAATAAAACCCCCAGAGTTTGCACTGTCGTGGTTTTGTTTGTCCGCGATGCGCCTTTACCCCCACTTACCAAAGATGAAAATATTTGTTATTTTGACGGTAATTAAGGAGAGGCTATATGAAAAAGATATTTTTGGCTGGAGTTTTGTTGTCTGCTTCATGTAGCATTTTTGCTAAAGACAATATGACAAAAGGTGATGCAATAGATTTAATTTGTGGTGATGTTGGCGAATACTCAGAATCAGTTATGCGCTCAAGACAGCTAGGGGAAAACATCGCAAACAATATTGCGGTACTTAATAAGAATAAAAATATGGCGGAACTAACAAAGGTGTATCACAAGGAAATTATTTATGAGGCTTATAAAGAACCAAAGTGGTCTACAAAAGAAAATCAAGATAATGCAGTTACTGAGTTTAGCAATAAAATGTATTTAGCCTGCGCCAGAGTATTTCAGAAAGAATTAAGTGATTCGGATTAATATGAGAATTAAAAGCACCCTAAGGTGCTTTTCCAACAATGCCGTGCTATGAACCAAACCTCCTTCGGGAGGTTTCTTTTTAACCCAATAATTAGTATCGTGTCTTAAAATATATTGGGTTTTTTTATGGCACTTAAGAATTGTAAAGAATGCGGGAATCAGGTTAGTGACAAAGCTGATAAATGTCCGTCATGCGGAGTTAAGATAAAAAAACCACTTTCCCCGCTGGCATTTTTAGGAATTTTATTTATCTTATTTGCGATTATTGGTTCTTACCTTACTAAGTCTGTAAATATAAATAGGGAAAGTCAAACTCAATCTAATGAATTAGTTGATGCTGATGTCAAAAAGAGGATTGATGAAAGCGGAGCGAATAGTGTGGTAATTATGTCAAAGCGATTGATAAAAAACAGTGCCAAAGATAAGGATTCTTTAAAATTTAGAAATATTATCACAAATAAAACAACGGAATTTGGTTTGGTTGCGTGTGGTGAGTTTAATGGGAGAAATTCATTCGGTGCTATGACTGGTTATAAAAGATTTATATCAGGTGGTCAAACTTTGTTTATTGATGGTGCAAATGATACAACTATCCCATTTTCTGAAATGTGGATTAAGGCTTGTGCTAAATAGTTAATTTTAAAAAAATACCACCGAAAGGTGGTTTTTTATTGCCTGAGGAAAAGTAAATGGCTACAAAACTTGGAACCCTAACTCTAGATCTAGTTGCAAGAATTGGTAACTTTACTGGACCAATTCAGCGTGCCGAACGAGAGGCAAGGGAGAGTTCTTCACGCATAGGAAATAGTTTTCAAGGTATTGGGAGTTTAGCTGCAAAAGCAGCACCTATGATTGCAGGCCTAGCCGGAACGGTAACTGGGTTGGCAGCTTCATATATTACTTTGGATAAAGTGATTGACGCACAACGAACATATGATAAACAAATTGCAGGGCTTGAAACAGCAACTAAATCTGTAGATAACGCTAAAGAAGCATATGCAGCACTGTCAAAATTTGCAGCACAAACGCCTTATGATATGGATCAGGCGATTGATAGTTTTACAAAATTAGTAAACCTCGGCTTAACACCGTCTGAGCGTGCATTAAATTCTTACGGAAATACAGCGTCTGCAATGGGGAAAGATTTAATTCAATTTATTGAAGCTGTAGCGGATGCCTCAACAGGAGAATTTGAGCGCTTAAAAGAGTTCGGTATCAAGGCTTCCAAACAAGGCGATCAAGTAGCGTTTACGTTTCAGGGTACTACCACAAAAGTAAAAAATAGTTCAGCAGCTATTGAAGAGTATCTTACGAAAATAGGTGAGAATGAATTCGCCGGCGCAATGGAAAAGCGACTAGATTCACTTGATGGTGCATTATCAGGACTTGATGCTACTTGGGGCGATTTATATCTAGCAATTGGGCAGGCTGGTGTGGGTGATGCTGTTCGAGATAGTGTGGAGCTGGCAATCAATGCTGTTCAGGGCTTAACAAATTTAATCGGGTCTGGCGCAATAGAATCTTACTTGGGTGGAATAGTAAATGCGTTTAGCATTTTTGGTGGTGATGCTAGTAGTGAAATGAAAGGAATTGCAGATACATTTGGCTTAACATCAGATTATTTAGTTGAAAAATGGAAAGCTACAATGCAAGAGTTAAATGCATTGGGCAACACATGGACAACATTACGTTCTTGGATTCAAAAATCTTCGGTATCTGTTGCTGCAGGGGTTGATATCATTTCTGATCCGTTTAATAAAAGAACGTCTAACGAGTTCAAACAGTCAAATTGGGAGAATTCTCTCAAAGATATTGATACTGAAAAAAATAGTCGTTGGGATTCGGTATCAAAGGGTATAGGGGAAGCTGAAAAGAAGTATAAAGCCTATATGTCTGCTCAAAGCAAAAGTAACAAAGATACAGCAGATGCTTTGGCTAAATATAAAATTCAAGCTAAAGATGCAGGCGATACTGCAACTGAATCAATAAAAAAAACCAATAAAGAGATGGAAAAACAAAAGAAATTGATGGATGGCTTGGGAAGTGGGTTTGTCTCTAATGCTAACTTAAAAGGCTTAAATATCAAATCTGCGGAGTCGATTTCGGGCGGAAAAGTGCGCGGTTATACTGCTGAATTTGCACAATTATCAAATACAGCGCTGGGAAATTCTGTTAACCGCTTTACAGCCTTTAATGATAATTATCATAAAGGTACAAATAGCAAACATGCAACTGGAAATGCATTTGACTTTACTTTAAAGGATGCAAAACAGGCACAACAATCTGTTGCAATTCTTGAGGATGTAGCGAAAAAATACGGCTATTCAGTTAAGATTTTAAATGAATACGCAAACCCATCTGCTCGTGCGACAGGGGGGCATTTGCATGTATCGGTTTTGGGAAGAAATGCGAAACAAGCGTGGAAAGAAGTTCAAGATGAAGTAGGTTTGATTGGAAAAGGGCATGATGAAACTTTAAAGCTTGATGATGAATTTAATCGTAAACGCTTAGGGTTATATAAAACGTATGCAACTGATTTTCAGAAAATTGAAATTGAAAATGCGGATGCAATCAAGGAAATTGAAGAAGCATTTACAGTTGATGATACAAATCGTCAAAAGTATCTTGATCTTCAAAAATTGGTATATCAAAAGGATTTAGAAGAGTATCGAAAAACTCAGCTTCAAAAACAGTTCGATCAAATCAACTCTTATAAATCTATTCAATCTCAGATTAAAGGGTTGTCAGGTGGTGTGGATGATATTTTTGCTAAAGCAACAATGTCGCCAAAGGAATATGCAAGTTGGTCACTTAAAAATAATCGCGATAACGCTCAACTAGACCTAAAGAATCAGCTTGTTTCAACAGAGCAAAACATTGCTACTAGTGATAGTTTTTTAAGTGAGGATGATCGGTACCAAGCATTGTTGGATGCACATCAAGAGTATTTGTATGCAAAGAGTGCTTTGGATGTTCAGTATAGCCAACAACATAGAGACCTTGAAGATCAAACTCATGCGGCATCCTTAGCAGGATATGGCGCAATGTTTGGGATGATGGGTTCAATGTTTGATGCTTACGGTGATAAGGAAAGTACAGGTTATAAGGTTGCGTTTGCAATGCAGAAAGCCTTTGTTTTATCAAGTGCTATTCTAAATGCCAAAG